TACATAGGTTTAAAACAATATAAGTGGAAATTTGATGTATTAATGGATATATATGATACAATAAATGTTACACAATCTATAATATATGTTAATAGTAAAAATGTATTAAGTAATTTATATGATCGTTTATCTAGCAATGATTTCCCAGTATCTCATATACATGGTGATATGGATAAAAATGAAAGAGAAAGGAATTTATCTGATTTCAAATCCGGGAATACAAGAGTATTATTATCAACAGATTTACTATCACGAGGCATAGATATACAGCAATTATCTTTGGTAATTAATTTTGATTTACCAAGAAGTAAAGAAACATATATTCATAGAATTGGTAGAAGTGGAAGATATGGTAGGAAAGGGGTTGCTATTAATTTTGTAACAGATGAAGATAAATCACATATGCAAGATATTGAGAGATTTTACAATACAGAGATTAAAGAAATGCCTCAAAATTTGGAAGATTATTTAAATTAATAATATTAAAGGCTAAGTGTGTTTATAATATATCAATTCTTTCTAAATAGAAATATATGGACAACTTTAATATATTATCAAATGAAAATATACAAACTATTAACTTAGATTTAAATAATATGAATGATAATTCAGATATAGGTATTGAAATGTTAGTTAATTCAGATAAGAATATTAATACAGGAAACAGTAAACCAGAAAATATAAATAAAGAAGATATCAATTTATTTAATGATACAGCTATTAACGATGATAATAAGAATATATCATTTGGTAATGATATATTACCAAACGATCCAATATTATCAAGAAATGATGAAAATGATGATGAAAATTCGGAATTTAAACCAATATTTAAGATGTCACCACAAGATATTAAGAATGAAAAGATTGATTTAATTTATAAATTCAAAAGATTGGAAAATCAGGGTATTAAGGCAACAATGAATTATAATATGAATTCACAATTAGATGATATGAGAAATGAATATATTAAATTAAAAAAACAAAGAGAAACCGAGAATGCTATTAAATTTCAAAGGAAAATGTTAATGGCATGTATTACTGGAATTGAATTTATGAATGGTAAATTTGATCCATTTTCAGTTAAGTTAGATGGTTGGTCAGAGAGTATGAATGAAGGTATAGATGATTATGATGAAGTTTTTGAGGAACTACATGATAAATATGGTGGTAAGGGTGAGATGGCACCAGAAATAAGGTTAATATTTATGATTGCTGGTAGTGCTTTTATGTTTCATTTAACAAATACTATGTTCAAAACGAGTTTACCTGGAATGGATGATATTTTAAAACAGAATCCGGAATTAATGCAACAATTTGCTAGTGCGGCTCTTAATACACCAAAAAGTGATCATACACAAAAACCATCAAACCCTACAACGCGTGATACACGACCACCACCACAACCAATGGGGGGACCATTAGGAAGTATGATGGGTGGATTAATGAATAATATAATGGGTGGTCCTCCATCAGGTGGAAATAATATCGGTGGTGATCCAATATCTAATATGATGGGTGGACTAATGGGTGGTATGATGGGTGGACCTCAATCTAAGCCACAAAGAAACAAACCAAAACCAAAATCTGATATAGATGATATAGATAATATTATAAATAATATGAATATTGATCCATCAAATATAGATTTAGATTCAATTTCTATTATTAGTGGCGATTCAGATAATGGTGGATTAACATTAAATATTTAATTTAATTTAATTCATTCATTTTATTTATAATAATATTCAAGTCATCCCTAATATCTTGAATATTATTTTCTTTTTCTTCTTCTTCTTCTTCTTCTTCATTATTATTTGAAAATAATTCACCTATAAACAAAATAAAAATAATAGTTAATGTAATTGCTGATAATATATCTCTAGTTGCCATAAAAAAGGCACAAAAAATTATAATTCTTCTAAAAAATGTAGTATTAATATATTTTTTTTGATTTGGCGATAATTCTTCAATGATAAATCTAGCACCAATATTAATTGTTATCATAATTATTCCAAGGAAATATTTATTTTCAGAAATATCTTTTAATACTTTAATATCTTTCATTATATTTAATTACTATATTTTTTTTATATAATAATTTAATATGAGTAGTTTAGGATTTTGTAGTTTAGATGAAGCATTTAATTCTAGTAATTTAAATACTAAGAAAAGTAAAAGATCTAAAAAAAAACAAAATGAAAAATTAAATGGCATGCCTGGAACAATTGATAGTACATTTATTGATAGTGATAATTTAGCACCAAATAGAATATCGGGAACTGCTTCAACTATTGCAGCAAGTGTTCCGGTATCTAACGCAGAATTTGAAACAACAAATGAATTTAATAAAGTTAGAAAAGATTCCATATTATTATCAGGTGAATCTATTGATAATGTATCTACTAATAAAGAAATATTATCATTAAATAAACAAATTGAAAATTTAACTGATCTTGTAAATGAAATGTCAAAACAAAATAAAAATAATAATAATAATTTAAATAATAATTTAAATAATAATTTACATAATAATAATATAATTGAAACATTTACTAATAAACCATTATTTAAATTTGATAATCATCAATTAAATGAATTATTATTATTTATTTTTTCTGGTATTTTTATATTATTATTATTTGATTATATTTATAAATTAGGGAAAAAATCATATTAAAAAAAATCTAAGTTATAACATATAAAATGAATAACAACAATACCTCCAATAGTAAACTATGTATTTTAGAACCAAATCAAGTTGTCATAACTTCGGGACAGATGGTTGGTGAATGTAAAATTACAAATAAAGTAGAAATTGTTCAAAATCTTTGGAATTATAATCATGTTTTCCAGAATGATATTTTGAAAAAATACCCATATGTTGGAGTAATTCCTCAAGGCCCCGCGACAGGCTCTTGGCCTTGCCGTAATGGTAATTGTAATTACTTTTCATCCGATAATCCAGTTATTCCTGAAAATTTCAGGAATATTGATTTATTAAGTTTACCTCCCAATTAATTTTTTCTAACCATCATAAATTTTTAAATAATATATATATTAATATATATATGAATATTCAAAATTACATTTGTATTTTAATAGTAATTTTATTAATTATTGTTATTTTTAATTATTTTAGTAATGGTTCAATTAGTAAATACTATTATAAGTTCATGAATAATAATAATAATAATATGACAGAATATGAAACTATTGATGGTGCATCTGTTTCCGAAGTAACATACAAAATGATTAATAATAAACCAACTATAAATATAATTAGAGATAATGGTGAATTGGTATCAGGTGATAATACATCATTTTTTGAACCTAAATATATATTAAAAGATAATATGGGTGGAAATGATATTAATTCTACTGAATATACTTCAGCCCAAATACCTAATAATATCCCCGATACTGCTTGGACAGATTACCGTATTAGCCAAACTCCGTCTTTTTATAGTAACAATATTAATGATGAAAAAACTAATCTTAAATTATTTTTTGATGATCAAAATCAATTTCATAATACTATAGAAGAAAGTTATTTTTATAATAATATTAAGAGAATGCCAATACCCGCATGCTACATAGGTAAAAATAATGTTAATGTATGCAATTTTAATAATAAATTACAAAGAATTCCATTAAATCTATCAAATTTATCATATGATGACCTATATTATACTCAATCTAAAGATGATGTTATTGATAATAATAGATTTATTAATAATGAAATCTATTCCGGACCTGTTATGCCCGCATCTGATATATTCTCTAGATAAATACATTTGTAATTTATTTCCATATTATATTCTTTACACCATTTTAAAGACAAATCTATTTGTTCTTGTGTTGGTTTTAATTTTATTATTTTATTATCTATATTTTTTAATATTTTATTAATATTTTCTATTTGTATTCCAATACAAATATTATTATAACCAGTAATATCTTTTATAAAATTATCAGGTATATCTATCATCATATCATGTTTATTATTAAAATAATATTTCATAATATTGATTACTCCATTATTTTTTTTATGATTTTTACATACAATATATTTTTCTGAATTTGTATTTCTACTTGTATGTGGTTTTGTAATATAAACGTTTTCATAAGATTGATATAATAAATATACTAATTGAATCGTTTTATAATGTGAAATATCAAATATTTTAATAACCATTGATCCCATTTCTTTTTGTATATGTAATCCAAGTATTATTTCTGAATAAATTAACTCATAAGATAACAATTCTTGATTATTATAATCATTAGAATAATCTATACCTCCATCGCAAGATACTATATCTTGAGTATTAATACCAATACTATCTATTAAAGATTTAATGTTTTCCATATCACATATATCACCATTATCATTAATTCCATATAAAATATTTATTTTTTCATTATTTTTAATAATTGGATGCCAATCAGGGATATTATTATTATTTGATTTTAATGAAATCCCATTTATATTATCTAAAGTTATATTATTTTTACTATGATTATATATTAATGATTGAATAAAACCACCGGGTCCTTCTGCAATTGAAGTGATATTTTTATTATTTGATTTAATTAACTCAAAATCATACAAAATTTCATGTATTTTATAAAATGCTCTACTTATTGATTTATCATATTTACATATATTTTTCTTTTTTGATGTACAAAAATATATATATTCATAATTATTAAATATTTTTTTGCTTTTTTCCCATTTATTTGAATAACTATCTATTTTAATTTTTGTCTTTTCTAATCTACCATGAATTTCTTCGTCGATTATATAATCTTTAATATTTTTATATATTATCTTTTTATCATATATACTTTCAATTAAATATGATTTCATATATTTATTAATCAAATAATTTTTAAGTCTATTATGTAAAAATATTAATATCAAATATAGACATTCTCATTGTTTTATAAATATAACTTTTTTTATTCATATTTGAATATTTTTTATTATTTTCAGTAATTTTTGGTAAATTATATAAATAATTATTGAATTTATTTAAGTTTTTCATTTTAATATTATAATTCATGATATCCAATGAACTATTTAAATTATTGAATAGTTCATCCTTTATTACATAATATGCCAGGATATTTGAATATTTATTAATATCTATTATTTTGTTTTTATCTGTTCTAGAAATATATAATACCTTTTGAGCTTGAAAATTAATAAAAAATCTTTCTAAATATACTGCTTTAATAAAAAATTTATAATGGTTATTTAATATTTTTGAACATAAAAAAATATTAATTAATATTGCCCAATAATCCGTATATGCTTCAAATGAATTTATTCTAACTGAATTTATTAAATATTTTTCCTTATATTTTTCTATTATTATATCTGATTCATCTCTATAATCCAAGTCCATATGATGTATTAATTCATGAATCGTTGTTTTTAATAACTCTTCTTTTCTCCATATATCTATATTATCTATTGATGAAGAACCAGTATTAACATTATCAGGGGTTAATAGTATATTTCTTCCTATACCAATATTTTTATCATTTTCTGTTAAATAATAATTTATAATTATATCTTTATCATAATTACTAATATTATACATGAATTGAATATATTTTAATATTACTTTTATAGCTATATCTAAATTTGTTTCATTATGATAAAAATTGATAATTACATTGTGATTATTAATTTTAGATGAAACTCTATCTTTATTTTTAAATTTATCAATTGTTTTTTTAATTTTTTCTGATATGTATTTATTAGTTATTAAATTATTATTTAATATTTTATCAATATTATAAGGTATATCTTTATCTAAATAATAATTATTAAAATAATCATATAATTTTTTCAATCTAATATTACTTTTTTTAATATCCGATTTACCTAAACAATAATTTATTAATTCTATAGATTCATGTGTTAATGTTATCATTCTAATATTATTTATATTTTAATTATATTCGTTAATTCTAATAATAAATATTCAATATGAATCATTTTATAATATGATTTACTATAATTATATTCTGAATCACATATAAATTTAACTATTTTATATTTTTTATTCAATGTTATCTTATAATCTGATAATAAATTTGTTAATAATGAATTATAAAATATACAATTAGGTATACCAACTGTTAATATATAATAAGATATTTTTTTAATATTATCAATTGCTTTTTTCTTTTCATAATTATCAAATATTGAATGTTTAATAAAATGAATTACATTATATAGTATATTATCTTCTACACAAATATTTTTATTATTTAAATATTTTATATTTTCTACATCATAATCAGTATATTTCATAAAATCGTCTATTTTTATTAAACAATTTTTATCTTTTTTTATAATTTTCCATTTATCATAATTATTTATTTTAGGTATTCTTAAACACAACATTCTGCTTTTAATTGGATTTATTATTTTTGATAAATTTAATGTTAATACAATAAATATAATATGTGTATTCTTTTCTAATATTACTTTTAATACATTTTGTATTGATATATTTAATAAATGAAAATTATTAAATATGATTATTTT